TAAATCAATCCAACGAGGTATTGCAGGACATGCTGTGGGTTGAGGGCAACCTACCCACTGGCCACCGCACCACCGTGCGTACTGGCTTGCCTGCGGTAGCATGGCGAAAGCTGAACTATGGCGTTCCGCAGTCCAAGTCCACGACCGTGCAGGTCGATGACGCTTGCGGCATGCTGGAGGCTTTTGGTCAGGTCGACAAGGATTTGGCCGAGCTAAACGGCACGACCGCGCAGTTCCGCTTGTCTGAAAACATGGCTTTCATTGAGTCCATGAACCAGGCGATGGCATCGACTTTGATCTATGGCGACAGCGAGCAGAACCCGGAGCGTTTCTTGGGCTTGGCTTCGCGCTATTCGACTATTTCCGGCGCTGTTAACGGCCAGAACATTCTGAGTGCTGGCACCGTAACTGGTGGTGACGGCACTTCGATCTGGCTGATCGGCTGGGGTGAGAACACTGTTCACGGCATCTATCCGAAAGGTTCGACCGCTGGTCTGATTCATGAGGATTTGGGTCTGGATACCGTGAACGATGCAGTTGGTGGCAAATACCGCGCATACCTGGATCGTTATCAGTGGAAGTGCGGCTTGGCTTTGCGTGACTGGCGCTATGTTGTTCGCGGCGCAAACATCGACGTGTCTGCCTTGGTTGCTGATACCGCTGGTACTTCGGTTCGTATCATTGAACTGATGAGCCGTATGATCGACCGCATCCCGTCTTTTGGTATGTGCAAGCCTACGTTTTACATGAACCGCACTGTGTTCTCGATGCTTCGCGTTCATGCGCTGAACCGTTCAGCGAATGCTTTGGGTCTTGAGCAGGGTATGGATCAATTCGGAAACACGATCCGCGGTAACCTGTCGTTCTTGGGTATTCCTATCCGCCGAGTGGACGCTATTCTGTCCAACGAAGCACAAATCTCTTAATGGCGAGGTGACATTATGATTCTTGATCGTGAAAATGCTTTCAGCCAGTCGCAGGCTTTGACCGGCACTACTCTTGTGCCGTCGACCGATGTGATTGATCTAAGCCAGATTCGCCAGGTTGGTATTGGTGAAGATCTGCACATTGTCATCAATTTTGAGGCTGCTGCTGGTGGCACTACACCCACCATCACAGTGGCCTTGCAGACTGATGACAATGCTGCATTTTCAAGTGCTGCAACAGTTACAACGTATTTGAACGCGGTCAGTACCCCGGGCGCAAGTTCTCAGTTTGTTTTTAATATTCCTCATCAGGGTTTGGAGCGCTTCATTCGTCTGGCTTATACCCAGGGCGGCACCACGCCGACTACGACCGTATCCGCTCACATTGCTGTCGGCTCTCAGTATGACATCAAGACGCCTTCTGGCTTCACGGTGGCGTAATGAGGCAACGCGCCACAAAGCCTGGCGTCCTGTCGAACCCCTACCAGTATGTTGAGGCTGGTCAGGAGTTCGACCGGGACGAACGTATGAGTTGGGCTGTTCCTGTTGTGGAAGAGACTGCTCCAGAGTCGCCCGATAAAAAGCGAAAAGGCAAAAAGTCCGGCGATTCTGATGGCGATACTCTGATCTAGGTCTGTGTCATAATTGCCGGATAATACGGGGGCGCGTTTATGCCGAGCAAGATTGAAATTGCAAACCGGGCGCTGACCAAGGTCGGCGCTGAATCTATTATGTCGCTCACCGACAATGTGAAGCGCGCCCAGATCATGAACTCCATGTTCGACATGATCATGGACGCCGAGCTTCGACGCAATCGGTGGAAGTTTTCAATCAGGCGCGACAGTTTGCCTGCGCTTGTTTCGGCTCCTGCCTGGGGTTATTCATACGCTTACCAGTTACCTGCTGACTTTCTTGCTTTGGTGCAGGTCAACGATTTTTATGTGCGTGGTTTGAAGCAGAGAGCGCCTTGGTCAGTCGAGGGTGGTCAAATCCTGACCGACTTTTCTGCTCCATTAAAAATTCGTTATGTCGCGAAAGTATCCAGCATCGATCTTCTCGATCCTCTTTTTGTCGAGGTACTGGCTTGCAAGCTGGCGCTGGAATCGTGCGAGGCTTTGACGCAATCAGCGCAGAAACGGCAGCTTGCCGCCAATGAATACGATTTTGCTGTAAGCGAGGCGGCGCGTCAGGACGCCATCGAAAACCCACCGGACGAGCTACCGTGGGGGTCTTGGATTGATTCTCGTGAAGGCATGGCGACAACGGCGACCGGCCCATCGGCTGGCTCTGTTGCTGATCTGCAGTCCGGCTGGGGTCTTTTGTGAGCAAGGCTTCACCGGCATTTACCAGTTTCAATTCTGGCGAATTCAGTCCGATGCTGTCTGCTCGGATAGATTACGACCGCTATAAGAACGGCTGCGAAGCACTGCAGAACATGATACCGACCGTGCAAGGGCCAGCATTGCGGCGCGGCGGCACGCGGCATATTGCATCGACAAAAGAAATCATTGGGCGTCAGGAAAAAGTCTACCTTCACCCGTTTGTGTTTAATGAGACCACGGCTTATGTGCTGGAGTTTGGCTCGCAGTACATTCGGTTTTATACAAATAACGCTCAATTGCAGATCTCTAGCGTTCCTGTCGAGGTGGTCAGTCCTTATTCGCTGAATGATATCTTTGCAGCAAACGGCACCTGTCGGCTGCGGTTCGCTCAGTCTGGCGACTTTCTCTACATCACTCACCCGTCGTACCAGCCTAGAATTTTGAAGCGCGTTACCGCGACTTCGTTTGTGCTTGATCTATTCGAACCGAAAGGTGGGCCATTCATTGGAGTCGATCCTGACATCACGACGACCGTCTGGTCATCTGGTGAGACTGGCAGCGTCACGCTGACTGCTTCGACGTCAATATTTCAGGCCGGTCACGTTGGCACGCTTTTTTTAATTGAAAGAAAGAACGTCAGCGGGGTGATTGCTTGGGAGCCTGGAAAAGCTGTTAATTCGGGCGATCTTCGGCGCAGCGATTCTAAGATTTACTCCGCGCTGAATAGCACACACACTGGAGTCGTTAAGCCCGTGCATTCTTTTGGCGCAGAAAGTGACGGCGCGGTCAATTGGCAGTTCATGCATGCTGGTTATGGCTGGGCGCGAATAACATCGGTAACAAGCGGGACGGTGGCCAGTGCTACTGTCATTTCTCGGATACCTTCTGACGCGGTTGGCTCTGGCAATGCGACGACACGATGGTCGTTTTCCGACTGGTCGTCTGTTGAAGGCTGGCCATCGTCCGTTGCTTTTTTCCGTGAGAGGCTGTGCTTTGCCCGTGGGCAGAACATCTGGATGTCGGTTGCTGCTGCGTTCGATGATTTTTCGTCTCGCAATGATTCCGGGGAAATCACCGACGACATGGCTATCAGTCTGGAGGTAGCATCGGGTGAGTTGAATGCGATCCAATGGCTGCACGCGGACAGAATGCTTGTCGCTGGTACGGCTGGCGGCGAGTTTTCGATTGGCGAACTGACGAACGGCGATCCGCTAGGGCCTGGGAACGTTAAGGCCGAAATTGTCAGCGGCTACGGCTCGCGTGGTGTGCAGCCGATCAGGTCTGGTGACAGGTCGCTATTTGTTATGCCGTCTGGACGCAAGGTGCGCGAGATCGGGTTCGACTTCAGTCAGGACGGGTATCAGTCGAAGGATGTTACCGTCTTGTCAGACCACATCACTGACAGCGGCATTGTCGACATGGACTTTGCCATCGAGCCGTACTCTGTTGTTTGGTGCGTCCGGGCTGACGGCGTGCTGCTTGGCTTTACCTGGAACAACGAGGAACAGGTTCAGGGCTGGCATCGGCATTTGCTTGGTGGTTCCAGTGGCGTCAATTCTACGGACGTTCCTTGGGGCGTTGTTGAATCCGTGGCGGTCATTCCGAGACCGAACGGTCGCGGAGATCAGGTTTGGATGAGCGTTCGTCGTGGTCGTCCGGATGGCTGGCCTGTTGCTCCCACGCGCGAAGTTGTTTACATGGAAGATCCGTTCATTGAAGAAAATAACGGCTATCCGGTTCCAATTCCTACGGCGCGCGATCAGTTCTATGTGGACTCTGGAAGCACGCACACGCCTGGAGGCGCGGTCGTTTCCGGATTGTCTCGGCTGGATGGTCAGACTGTTGCTGTTCTGGCTGATGGTGCTCCGCACCCGGATTGCGTTGTAAGTGGTGGCTCTATTACGTTACAGCGTTCTGCTCAATGGGTGCAGGTTGGCCTGCGCTACAGTTCGATATTAAAGCCAATGCGGATCGAGGCTGGTGCAGCCGATGGCACGGCGCAAGGGAAAACGAAGAGAATCCATAAGGTTGTTTTCCGGCTGGTCAGTAGTTCAAGTTTCCGCTACGGGTCGCGGCCTGACAACATTTTGACTATGGAGTTCCGTACTGCTGCGAATCAGATGGATAGGGCAGTGCCGTTGTACACTGGTGATAAGCTGGTTGATTGGCCTGGTGGTTACGAGACTGATGGCTATATTTACATCGAGTCGGACAGTCCGACCGCGCTGGGCATCGCCGGTATATTCCCGCAAATCGTCACGCAAGACAGCAGATGAGGCTGGTTAAGTTTTCTGCCGAGCATCTTGCCACCTTGCGGCTGCAGCGTTCTCAGGAAGGGATGTCGTCGATAATTTCCGACATTCGCTACGGTCAGTCTTTAGAGACGCCTTGGTCTTTCACTGGAGTTCATAACGACACAATCATTGGGTGTGCTGGCGCTGTTGAGCTATGGCCTGGCCGAGCTTGTTTGTGGGCGCTGTTGTCGGATGATGCTGGTCGTCATTTTCTGACAATCCACCGGGCTGTTGAAGGCTTTCTCAAGGTTGCGCCTTGGTCACGAATAGAAGCCACCGTCGATGTCCGTTTTGAAGCTGGTCAGCGGTGGATCAGAATGCTTAATTTTCAACACGAGGGACGGCTTCGGCGTTATACTCCAGACGGTCAAGACCACGACTTATTTTCAAGGGTGAAGTGATGGCAGCATTTGCAGTTCCTTTGATGATTGCTGGCACTGCTATTCAGGCTATGGGAGCTATCCAGCAAGGTAACGCGCAGGCCGCGCAATATCAGGCGCAGGCGCAGGGGCAAGAATATAACGCACGAGTTTCTCGTTCTCAGGCCGAGGCGGCTGGTCAGCAGTGGAGCGCCCGTGAGGACGCGCAACGTCGGCAGGCCAGGCAGATTTTGGGTAAGCAGCTGGCGGCTACGGCGCAGTCCGGCGTCAATCTGAACGGCTCGGCGGCTGATATATTCCGCGAATCACTGGTCAATGCCGAGCAAGATGCTTTGAATATCCGCTACGAGGGCGAAATGACCCGGACGGGGCTGCTCAATCAGGCGCAGCTGTCTGATTACGAGGCGTCTGCTTCTCGATCCGCGGCGAAGAGCGCGCGGCGCTCTGGCTATATGTCAGCTGCAGCGGCTATTGCCTCTGGTGGGTATGCATACTCAAAACTTCCAGCCGGAGCGCCAGCGGCGAGTGGCGGTGTCGGGCTTAAGGGTACTGGCGGTGGTTTTGGTCTTAAAAACACCGGCGGTGGTTCTGGTCTGAAATTGAGGTACTAAAATGCCACGAATTCCCGTCTACGAACAACGCACAACAGTTTCAAATTTAGGGCCAGCGCCAAGAGCCAGCGGCATTCCCGTGGGTTCTGTTGCGTCCGGGTTGAACGATCTCGGGCGCACTATTGGGGCGATCTCTGCCGACATGCTGCGTGTCCAGGAACAACAGCGCGAGGATGATGCTGCAATCGCGGCGACGACCGCTCTGGCCGAGGGGAGGCTGCATTGGGCAAAACGTTTGCAGTCCCTGTCGGACGAGTGGAAGGAAGGGTTGCCGTCGATCTACGAAACAATCGATAATGAAATGTCCGACTGGTCGACTCGGCAGGTCGAAGCTGCTGGGACAGAGCGGTCTAAGAACATGATGCGCGAGCGTGTTACTGCTATGCGATCTGACTTTGGTTTAAATGCCTACAAGATTGACCGGGACAAGCGTGTCGATTTGAACGTCGGGCGGTTTAAGCGATCAGTGCAGTCGGCGCGAGAATTGGTTTTCTCTGACCCGTCGCAGTTCAAAAATGTCGGTCAAGATCTTCGCGATGGTTTGTACGCGATTAGCGAGATCAACGAAGAAAAGAAAACAGAGATCGAACTCGGTGTCATACAGGAATTATCAACAGCAGCCGAACAAGGCGAGCGCGCCAAGGTTGGCGACAATGCGTACCTGGCTCGGCGTGTGAGACTGGTGCCTGAGACCACCGGGGGAGTTCCTGCGGCGGCTCCGGCTGTTGAGCCACGTGCTGCCGCTGTGTCCGGCTTCGATGCCGTTGTCGCCATGACATTGAAGCATGAGGGCGGCTATGCGGCCAGCGATGGCAACACTGGCGCGCCTGTAAACTTTGGCATTAACCAGGCTGCGAATCCTGATGTGGACGTGAAAAACCTCACCCGCGAGGGTGCGGTAAATCTCTACCGAGATCGCTACTGGAATGCCATCGACGGCGACAAGCTGCCGCCTGCGCTTCAAGCCACGGCATTCGATGCTGCGGTGAATCAAGGCCCTGGCAACGCGAACAAGTGGATCGCTGAGTCTGGTGGTGATCCTGTAAAGTTTAACCAGTTACGTCGCGCCCATTACGAGTCGCTATTGGCTAAACCAGAGTTTTCTCGTTTTCGCAAGACTTGGATGGGTCGGCTGGAGCAGTACGAAAACATGGCCGAGACTGGTTCCGCGGTCACTCCGATAACTATCGGCGGCATGCGTGCCGAGTTCTTGCCTGACGACCAGTTGCCCGAGTCGTTTCTTGGGCTATCGATACCGCAGCGCATGGCAATCTTGCGCGAGGCCGAGCAGGGTGCGCGTCAGCAATCTGCCGTGCAGACCGATGCTTTGCGCCAGCGTCTGGCTGATGCTGCTGCAATGGCGCGAGACGGGGTTGTCGACCCGAAGCCGATCACTCCCGAAGAGTTCTCTATCCTTGGCGACAAGGCACCAGGCGCGTCGCAGGAGTACCAGCGCACCCAGGTGATGGCGCAGGACATATCGCAGTTCAAAACCGCGCCTAACGATCAGCTTATCGGCATTGCTACTGGCGCGACGAGACGGGCGCAGCCTGGTGCCGGCTATGCTACCGAGGATCAGCGGGACGAGATACGTCAACAGGCGGCGGCGCGCGTGCTTGAGCAGCGCTCTAAAGACCCGGCTGGCTATGTATCGAAAACGATACCGCAGGTGACGCAGGCATGGCGAGCGGCACTATCGGCGCAGGGTGAAAATCGTCCGGCAATAATTCAGCAGGCAGTGGCTCAGACACTTGCAGCGCAGTCTGTTCTTGGCATTTCCGAACCGCGCATCTTGTCTGGTGCGATGCTTCAGGATTTGCACGGTCGAATCATGAAAGCCAGCCGACCGGAAGATGCGGCGAATATGGTGAAGATGCTGGAGCAAGAGTACGGAAAAGACTATTTCCCGAAGGTGATGGACGAGTTGGTTCGTTCCGACAAAAACATACCGCCTGCGTTCATGATCATTCCGTCGCTGACAGACCCTGCTGCACGCGAGCTTGTGTCTGCATTGTCTGTCGTGGACAAGAACGAGCTTAAAGGAACGATTGAGACCCAGGACGTTCGCGCGATTGGCGATGCTGCGAGAAAGTATGCGGCTGATCTGGCTCGCACCATGCCTCCTGTTGGCGCTTCTGGCATTAGGCTGGTGGCTTCCTATCAGGACATGATCGAGCGTATCGCTTTTGAGCGGATGCGGACTGGACAAAGCACCAATGCCAGCAGCGCTGCCGAAGCTGGCTACGCTTTGCTGCTGGGCAATTTTGAGCTTGACGGCAATATCCGGGTCCCGACCGGGACAGATATGCGCGCTGTCAGGAAAAATGCGGACGTGCGACTATCTACTGAGGTTACAGAAAATCTGCAGCAGTCGGATGTTCCTCCGGACATTTCGCGCGCCTATACACCTGCCGAAGCGCTGGAGCAATGGCGCGGGATTGTTCGTTCCAATAATGTCTGGTACTCGAACAGTGACAATACAGGTCTTGATCTTTGGGCGCGGGGCGATGATGGAGTTTTGTATCGCGTCAAACAGAACGGCGTTCAGATATCGTATTCATTTGATGAATTGAAGCGCGAGCCGGAAATAGTCAGGAGGGCGCGCGCTGGTAACATTCAGCCTAACGACTTAGATAAGGCACGCGCCACGGGTGATATGCGTCTTTATGAGCGTATGCGCGTCGAGCAGCGTGCTGCGCAGGTTCGTCGTGAGAATGAGTCTGCGCGCCAGTACCAGACTGATAAAGCTAGACAGCAAATAGGCAGGCCATGAAATTTTATTATGACGACAATCGCGGGACAGACCAGTTTTCGCTTCAGGATTTCGAGCCTTCTTTTGGCGCAAAGATGGGCGCTGCTGTTGATGAGGCTTGGCTGGAGTCATACGGCCCGACGCTGACTGATTGGCTTCGTTCGCGCGATGACGGTTCGCCTAAGTTGTCTGCACAGGACGCTGCTTCGCGTATCAAGTCATCGGGCTTGCGCGTCAATCTTACCCCTAAAGACGGCGAATACTCATCTCGACAATTGGACGTCATCCTTGAACGTCAGCGCGAGTTGACCAAAGCGAAGGACGTTCGGGAGCGAACTCCTTGGGATTTAGGTTCACCTTTGCGCGGCTTGGCAATGTTTGGCGCTGGTATTGCCGACCCGATAAACTTGGCCACGGCTTTTTTTCCAACAACAAGGTTGGCCACGGCTTTTTTTCCGTCGACGAGGGTGGTGGGCGGCATGCGAGGCGTTTTGGCTGCGACCGAGTCTGCTAGTGCAGTCACAAGGTTTGGCGCTCGTGCTGCGGTTGGTGCTGCCGATGCTGGCATTGTAACTGCCGCTCTTGAGCCGTTCTACTACGGTATGCGCCAGAGCCTGGGCGATGATTACACTGCTGTCGATTCAATGGCAAACATCGCATTTGGAGCGGCCTTCGGCGGCGGAATTCACTCCATCGGCGGTGTTGGCGTGGATATGTTCCGTCGCGCTATGGGTATGCAGCAGCCTTGGCAGGCTAATGTCGCGCCTGCTGTCACTGGTTATGCGATTATTCCACCACCGGCCAGTATGCTCATGGGGCGCGATGTGTCTGTTCGCGTCGGTGACCAGTACGAGCCTGGGCAGTGGGCTGTCGTGGATGCAGACACTCTGACAGCCACGGTTGATAAGGCCGACAATCAGTTTCGTGACCGTGGCCGTGCTGCGTATCAGGCCGAAATTACGGCGCGTGCGAATGCGCTAGACCCGGCGCTGGTGCTGTCTGTCGATACGCCATTGATGGATGTGGGGACACCCACCATAGCTGCTGACGGGCGCATCATCGGCGGTAACGGGCGCACGCTGTTCATCCAGCGCGCCTACGAGATCGGCAAGGCTGGCGACTACCGTGCCGAGCTTGAGCGGCGTTTGGCCGATCTGGGTATCGATCCGGATGCTGTACGCGGCATGAACCGTCCTGTCTTGGTGCGTAGGTTGTCCAGGAACGTGGACGTCAAGCGCGCGGCGATGCTGTCAAATGAGGGCGGCAGCACTGCCATGTCGCCACTAGAGCAGGCCAAGGTGGATTCTGAGCGTCTTGGTGATGCCCAGCTTGAGACCGATGCCGATGGGAATCTTGACACGGCTGGAAACCGGGCGGCGATCCGTCGCTGGGTAAATGAGCAGCCGGAAGGCCAGCGCAATGCTCTAATGACCGAGGATGGCCGCCTGTCTGCGTCTGGGTTGCAGCGCTTGCGGAATGCGGTTCTGTTCAAAGCCTACGGTGATTCGCCAACACTTGCCCGGCTGATTGAGGCCACGGATGTCGGAAGCAGGAATGTCGCTGCAGCACTGGCGCGCACGGCTGGCGTTGTTGCTGATGCCGAGGGTTCAATATCTCGCGGCGAGCTGCACCCGTTATCAATTGCGGCTGACATTCGCATGGCGGTCGAGCAGTTCGACAATCTTCGCCGTCAAGGAATGAAGGTTGCGGACTATCTGGCGCAGATTGACATGCTGGGCGACCCGCTGACACCAGAGGGGCGGTTGCTGCTTGACTTCATGAGCCGGAACATCGTCAGTTCACGTCGGATAGGTGATGCCATTTCAGGCTACTACGCCAAGCTGCAAGAGGCGGGGAACCCTGGGCAGGGCGATATGTTCGGCGGCGTATCACCGGACAAGATGGGGATGCTTCGCGCTGCTACCGAGGCCGTTGATTCTGAACCGCTAAATGCTGCAGAAACGGTTGCGATTATCTCACCAGAGACGCGCGAGGCTGCTCTCGGCACGGCTGTTGGCCAGGCGATTGATGGCCGGTCTATTGATGTGGCTGCCATCGTAAACACCGACCCAGCGGTTGGCGGCACGTCAACGGCTGCGGATGTTGTAGCCTCGGCAGAACGAAACCAGCAGCCAGAGGCCATTCGCACTGCCGATTTTGATGCGGCGGCGGCGGTTGATCGTCGTCTTGCGACCGCGCCGAAATGGGACGCGCTGTCCGATGCCGAGGCCGCGAGTGCCGAAGCTGAAACACTGCTAAACGACACCATCAAGGCTGGTGATCAGGCGTTTAAGTATTCGCGTGGTGAGGCACCAGGTCAAAAGAAGGCGGTTATTTGGCAAGGCACTATTGCCCGTTTTGCACCGGAGGAAGGCGCGCCTCTTGGCCGGTTTCGCTGGGACATGATCAACAGCGAATTTGGGGAGCGCGCGCAGGCGTTCGGTTACGGTCACTATTTGGCGCAGCAGGCTTGGATTTCGCAGCAGACGTACCGGGAACGGCTGATTGGTCGGAAAAAAAACGAGTTTGGTTCGTTCAAGATACCTGACGGCGCTGGCGGGGTGATGAAGTTGTCGCGTGATATCGACCCAGCGTGGATTTTGCCGGACGGGACGATCCTGCACGAGGCGCAGAAAGACCCGAGGTTGGTAGCGCTTGCCGCAGCCATCGCGCAGGTGGATAGGTACGGCTATGCGCGGGCGCGGGAGATGTTTGAGAACATCGCCAAGTCCACCAAGGCATTCAGCGAGTCTGCGCTAAAAGCTAAGGACGCCTGGATCGCCGACCTGCGTCGCGATCTGGAAACGCAGCCGGTGGAAGACCACGCCAGCATAAATCGGTTGATTGACAAGGCGCTGAATGAGCGTGCCGACATTCTGATCTCGATGGAGCGCGATGGCCCGCAGCTTGCCGCGCTGGACGAGGTGACGGTTGAGCGTAATAAAACGAGTGACGAATTGTATCGTTCTCAAACTGCTGCAAATGAGGCCGGGCTAATTTTGCGATATTTAGAGCAGGAAGGTAAAACCGGCACGACGTCTTATTCTGATGCCTCTAGAATTATAGCCGAAGCATCTAGTCCAACAGTTCGCGCCCTTGCTCCCGGCATCAAGAAGTACGAACCGCCTCTACCCGAAAACCTGCGCGAGCGGGTGACGGCCGGCGGGCAGGAGGTAGACGCTGAACTCGCAGCAACCGTTCGCACCATGCTGGCCCAAACCGCAGAGGACGGCTACTTCACGAACCCGCTCATCGAGACGGTTGGCCGAAACCTTGAGGTTCGGTCGTCCGAGCTTGAAGGCGCCAACGCGCGGCTGAACATCAACGCCATGATCGACTTGCTGGAGGGCGCGGGCCCCGGCGTCGACGCGGGCGGCGCAATCTCCCGGCTGCAGTCCCTGCTCGATCGCGGCGTCGAGTTCATCGACGTGGAGCGTCCCGGCTCTCTCTACCGCGCCGAGATGGACGCGGACGTTTTTAATAACCTGATGCTTTATGACGCGCCCATGAGCGCGCAGCCGAAGCTGGTGCAGGATGTGTTTCGGAAGTTTGGGATTTATGAGAAAGAGCTTGATTGGGTTGAAAGGTCATCAATAAGCTGGTACACACCGAACGCTTCCTATCACATTGAGAAGCACCCAAATGGTTTTCATTTGTTTTTTGGGAGTCGTGGCGACATTGGCACGTTTGCCACGCTTGATGAGGCAAAGTCTAACGTTCCGAAGATGGGGGAACTTTCCGGCCAGGAAGCCTACGAGCAATTGTCGAAAACAATCAAATCCGGGGAATACAGCGACGAGCTTGGTGACGCTGTTATGTCTGCTCATTACGAAATTGCCCAGCGACGGTTTGGGCGTTCTGATTTTGACGATCCTTTGGAAGCGATGGAAGCAATGGACGAGGCTGGCTACCGCCCGCGCCCCGACGAGGTTGCTTCCGTCATACTTGGCAACGAAGGCATTCCCGGCCATGCGTTCATCGACGGCGCGGCAAGGGCGAATGTAACTTGGGAATCACCCGACGCCACGTTTAACCTTGTAATTTACTCCGACGACGTTGCCAAAATCACCGACCGTTACGCGCGTCAGACCGGCGAGATCAAGCGCGCTACTGACGACCCGGATGGCTTGACCGAGGCGCTGCGTCTGTCGTTTGGAAAGTCGACCGAGGCGCTGCTTGAGCGCGGTCAAATCCAGATTGTTGCGACTCCTGCTGATATTCCTGGCGGGCCACATCCTGGCGATGTAAAAGCTGCAACGGCACCGGACGGCACTGTGTATATGGTGGCATCCAACATCAGCGAGGCAGACGCTCGCGGGCTGGTTCTGCACGAGGTTGGCGTTCATGTCGGCATGGAGCAGATGCTTGGGAAGGACGTTTTTCAGTCTGTCTTGGGTCAGTTGGATGACGCGATCATGCGCGGCGATGATTGGGCGCAGGCGGCTCGTGATGCCGTTCCTAGAGGGACAAATCCGGCGCACGTTCGGGAAGAGCAGCTGGCCTACCTGGTGCAGAATGCGCCCGACCTGATAGCTGCTGCCAAGGATGCCGGTGCTCGTGAGCGATTGGTTGCTTTGTATGACGCCATC